GGAAAACGTTCGCAGCTATATCATGTCACAAGAATTTCGGGAGCCAGGACAGACCGAAACAGACGAAGAGCCTCTGCGCCCCAGAGACCCACGCGACAGCAAGCATTTCCGGGATGTCTGGGATAGAGTCGCCACGAGCAAAGACACAGCTCACATCATCAGCTTTCTAAACGGCCAGCCCTATGGCGACACAGCGCCCACCCTGGAAAAGGTCGTCAGAGCGTTTTTCGACGCCAGCCGTACCGCCGCCATCTGGCCCGAGCAGATTTCGGACGTAATCATCATTTGCGGCGGCGTGTTGTCAGCACGCACGGCAACCCTACGACCTGACGTATGTCGCTTATGGGGCGAGATGCATGACGCCTGGATAGCTTCCGTGAAGAAGGAGGCTGAGGCGCCAAAATGGCTCGCGATCACCGACGCTCCATGGGATCCCGACAAGTTGCCGCCTCGCCCATGGCTGGCTACGCCCTATCTCATGCGGGAGGAAATCACCCTGCTGCATGGCCCTGGCGCAGCCGGCAAGTCGCAACTCTGCGTCGCCTGGGCCGTCGCGCTTGCCCTCGGTAAATCGTTCGGTCGCTTGCGTCCGCGGCAACGCTCCAGGGTGCTGCTGACCAACTTCGAGGACAACGCGGTCGAGCAGCAACGCCGCATCTCAGCCATGCTGCGATCGTTCGATGCTACGCCGGCCGATCTTCAGGGGTGGCTTTATCGCGTCTCCCTCGGCTCAGAGAGCGATGCCACCATGTTCAACCTGGACGAATTTGGTCAGGTCGAGGGGACACCGTGCTGGGACGCACTGAAGGACGCCTGCCAGTCCATCAAGCCGGACGCCGTGTTCGCGGATCCGCTGGTCGCCATCAATGCCGTTCCGGAAAACAACAACCAGCTTATGCGACGCGTCATGTCCGTCATCAGCTTCGACATGGCCAAGCATTACAAGGTCGCCCTGGTCCTGGCCCACCACGACAACAAATCGGGCAGCGAGGACGAGGACAGCGACGCCTCCAATGCCCGCGGGGGGACCGACATCGTCAACGCTGTGCGGTTCGAGATCCAGACCAAGAAGATGACGGTAGGACAGGCTGACGGCTGGGGGATCGACCCCAAGAAGCGAGGCTTCTACTTCCGCGCCGGCTCGGCTGCCTCCAAGCGGAATTATACCGCGCCGGAGGAAAGCGAGTGGTTCGAGCGGCTGGAGTCCGTCGTTGGGGGTGAGCCGGTCGTGTTCTGTGTGCCTTACACGCCCCCCACCAGCGCCCTGACCGATGCACAGACCGGCACGCTGGTGGCAGCGGTCGAGAAGGGCACAGACCAAGGTCCTTATTCGCCGCAACTCGGCAAGACCGATCGCAGCCTGGCTCCGGTGCTGGAGCGCCTCGGGATCGTTCCAAAGAACCAGACCAGGGCACTCAAGGCGCTGCTCGAAACCGGCCTGGTCGAGAAGGCCGAATGGGAGGTCCGTGATGGCAGATGGCGGGCTGGACTGCGCTCTAAGGCAGGACTGCCATACAACTATAAGTGGCAAGAGGCGCAGGAGTGATGTTGGCCAACTTGCTCTCCTACCCCCCCAAAGTTGGCCTGAAAGTTGGCCTGATGTTGGCCCAGGCCAACTTCATACGGGTGTCCCACAGGGGCCAAGTTGGCCTACGCCAAGGCTGGCCAACTTTGCCAGTCCGGGACACCCGAGGCGCCAAAGTTGGCCTGAAAGTTGGCCTGGAAAACCCCACACCAATAGGTTGTGCGTCATGACGACACCATCTGACCAAGTTACCGACTGGATGATGGAACTCGCTGACATCGTCACGACCATGCGCGTCATGACGGAGGACGAGGCAAAGATGTGGGGCATCCCGCTTGAGGAGCGTCACAACTACATCCGCGTCGAGCGGATCAAAGCTCCTGACGACCTGTCATGACCCCCCAGCCGCTCACCCAGCACGAACTCGCGGACATGATGGCCTCCCTCGGCCGCCGCCTCTACGACCAACACCCCCATGACGTGCTCACGCTGGCAGGATTTCTGGCCTGCAACGCGCTCCGCTGCTGGGCCCCCGAGGACCGCATCCCGCTCGCCGCCGAGTGGACCGACCACGTCCTCGCCACCGTCCGCGAGAGCCTGGATTGATGGCCGACAGACCCAGCGTTTGCCGCGGACGCCGCATCGCCCCGCAACCGCCAGACTACTGGCGTTACGAGTGCGACTGGTTCCTCTGTCCCATCAACTACCCAGACGACACGTGCTGGTTCCGCCTCGAGGACGACGACCCCAACCCGCATGACTTCCAGCCAGCCGATGACCATGCCGCTTGACGCATCCGTGATGGCAGCCGTAGATACCAGCCAACAGGCTACCGGGCACGCCTACGATCAAGCCCGCACGCCTAGCGGCAGCCGTCCAGGCCCTCGCTGGTTCGTCGTCAGCACATACCCCCAGGCCGAACGCCGCGCCCTCGATCACCTCGAGCAGCAGGGCTACCAAGCCTACCTCCCGCTCTGCACCATCCGCCGCCGCGACCGCGTCCTGCGCACTCTGTTCCACCCCGTCGAGGTGCCGCTCTTCCCGTCCTACGCGTTCGTGAGCTTCGACCCGCAACACGACCCGTGGCGGCCCATCGTCAACACCCTTGGCGTCTACGCCCTGCTCCGTCGCCCCGATGGAATACCCAATCCGGTCGCTAGGGGGTCTGTCGAAGCGCTACAGGCGCTGGACGCGCTCCGCCGCTCCATCGCACCGCCCGGAGCCTCGTGGGCGTCAGGGATGCCTTGCAGCCCCGCTACGGGCACGCCATTCGCAGGCCACCCAGCCGTCGTCATCTCAGTCACCGGTCAGCGCGCCATCATCGCCATGCTGCTGTTCGGGGAACTGAGACAGGTCTCAGTCGATGTGAACAGTCTCGTGGCGCGGGAATAGCCGCTATGCAGGTTAGTTAGGTGTCGTGTCCACATTTTACCCGAACTTATTGGTAAAAGTAGCTGAAATCGTTCCGTATTCTCGCAATACGCGCACACATTCCAACACCCAAATCGCCCAAATAGCCGCCTCCATCACCCAATTCGGCTTCACCAGCCCACTTCTCATCGACGAAACCAACACCCTCATCGCCGGTCACGGCCGCCTCGAAGCCGCCAAGCGTCTCCACATGGCCGAGTTGCCCGCCATCCTGCTCAAGGGCCTCTCAGACGCCCAAAAGCAAGCGCTGCGCATCGCCGACAACAAACTCGCACTCAACGCCGCATGGGACGACGCGCTGCTGCGCACCGAACTCACCGACTTGCGTGATCTGGACTTCGATCTTTCGCTCACAGGCTTTGGCGAGGACGAACTGAGCGCGCTGTTCGCGGACGCCACCGACGGCCTCACCGATCCCGACGACGTTCCAGAGCCGCCCGCCGAACCCGTCACCCAGCTTGGCGACGTGTGGATCATGGGCAGGCACAGACTGGTATGCGGGGATGCTACGCTTCCACGCACCATTGCGCTGGTGACTAACGGTAGCCCCATCGACTCAGTGCTGACCGATCCGCCATACAGTTCTGGAGGCCGTCAGGATGGCGGCAAACGACATAGCACGAGTATTGGCAGCCGAAGTTCAGAGATAATCGCCCGCGACAATCTCACCACCAAAGGCTACCTCGCTTTAATGGGGCTTGTTCTTGCCAACATCTCAGCCGAAACGGCTTACGTATTCACCGACTGGCGCATGTGGACGTGGACCTACGATGCGTTGGAGGCTGCCGGTTACCCTGTTCGCAATATGCTTGTCTGGGACAAGGAAAAGATGGGGATGGGCTTCCCGTGGCGCGCACAGCACGAGTTGGTCGCGTTCGCTAAGCGAAGCGCAGCCCAGATGGGAGACGGTAAAAAAGGCAACGTCCTGAAGTGCGAGCGGACCAGGAACGAACTTCACCCAACACAGAAACCGGTCGCATTGATCGAAGCCATTTTGGCAAATGAGCCAGGCGCCAACCTGTTCGATCCGTTCATCGGTTCCGGCACGACGCTGATTGCGGCAGAGACTGTGGGCAAGAACTGTTTCGCCGCTGACGTGATACCAGAATACTGCGACGTGGCCGTGCAGCGCTGGCAGAACTTCACAGGGCAACAGGCAACCAAACCCGATGGCACGCCGTTTCCAATCCAAGAAGCTGTACAAGCCAACTGACGAGCAGCGGCGCCAGGTGCTGATGATGACTGGCTTTGGCATCATCCAGGACGACATCGCCACCTCGCTCAACATCACCAAGCCCACGCTGCACAAGCACTTCAGGCGCGAGCTCGACACCGGCATGATCGAAGCCAACGTGCGCGTCGCTAAGGCGCTCTATGAGAACGCCACACGCCACAACAACACCACCGCGCAAATCTGGTGGACCAAGGCGCGCATGGGCTGGAAAGGCACCGATGTGCTGGAGAGTCCCAACCAACAGCCGTTTGCTATCTTCGTGCCGACACCGATCGACGGAACCAATGAATGGCTCAGGCAGCACGCGCCCGCAAACGTCCTGATCGAGCACGAGACGAGCCAGAAGCAGGACGAGTAGCGCCCGAGGTCAAGCCCGCGGCCGCGTGGACGCCACAGCCAGGCCCGCAATCATCGTTCTGCGACTGCCCGGTGTTCGAGGTGTTCTTTGGTGGTGCGCGTGGTGGCGGCAAGAGCGACGCGGTGCTGGGCGAATGGGCCGCACACTCGCAGCGCTACGGCGTCAACGCCATCGGCCTGATGGTGCGACGATCGCGCACCGAGCTGCTGGAGTTGTTCGAGCGTGGCCGTGCCATCTACAGCAAGGTCAACGCCCAGTTCACCGTCAACCCGATGCGCGTGATCATGCCGAACGGCGCACGCCTCACGTTCGCCTACCTAGAGCGCGACGCCGACGCCGAGGTCTATCAGGGCGCGTCATACACGCGTGTCTACATCGAGGAGGCCGGCAACTTCCCGTCGCCCTCGCCCATTATGAAGCTGATGGCCACGCTGCGCAGCGGCAACGGTGTGCCGGTCGGTATGCGGCTCACCGGCAACCCGGGCGGCCCTGGGCATCAATGGCTCCGGGCGCGCTACATTGACCCAGCCCCGATGGGCTGGAAGGTGCTCACCGATGGCAGCGGACTGGAGCGTATCTACATACCGAGCCGGGTCAGCGACAACACATACCTCGGTGCTGACTACGTGCAGCGCTTGCGTGCCTCCGGCTCGCCCGAGCTGGTGCGCGCCTGGCTCGAGGGCGACTGGTCGGTCGTATCCGGCGCGTTCTTCCCCGAGTTCAGCATGGACCGCCATGTCATCGCCCCGCGCACGCTCCCCGAGCACTGGCCACGGTTCCGATCGTTCGACTGGGGCTCAGCGCGCCCGTTCGCCTGCCACTGGTGGGCCGTCTCGGATGGATCGGTGCGCGACATCGCCCGTGGCGCGCTGGTCAACTACCGCGAGTGGTATGGGATGAAGCCAGGCGAGCCCAATGTCGGACTGCGCATGACCGCCGAGGCCATCGCCGCTGGCATCAAGAGCCGTGAGGACGGCGACCCCAAGCCCATGATCGGTGTGGCTGATCCCGCCATGTTCGCCGAGGACGGTGGCCCGAGCATCGCGCACCGCATGATGGGGCATGGCGTGATCTTCCGACCGGCTGACAACAAGCGGGTCGCAGGCCGTGGCGCCATGGGCGGCTGGGATCAGGTCCGCGCGCGCCTCGATGGCGATGCGGATGGCAAGCCGATGCTGCTGCTATTCGCGACCTCGCGCGATCTGATCCGCACCCTGCCAGCGCTGCAGCACGATGACGCGCGGCCGGAGGACGTGGACAGCGACATGGAGGACCACGCGCCGGACTCGTGTAGATACGCCTGTATGTCGCGGCCGTTCGTGCGTGAGTTGGCGCCGAAGCCGCCCACAGACTCGTGGGACAGGGCGTTCCAGCGCGCATCGCAGAGCACAGCTGAGAGCTGGCGCGTGGCTTGAAAGGAGCGGCACATGGCCAAGAGCACAGCCGGCATCGGCCCCAAGGGACAGCGCAAGGTCGCAGCCGTGATGCATGAGTGGGGCGCCGATAAGCTCCACAGCGGCTCTAAGCGCGGTCCTGTGGTCAAAAGCCAAAAGCAGGCCGTCGCGATCGCGCTGAGCCAGGCGAAGAAAGTCTCGCGGGCACGCGGCTCATGACCGAGCAGCCAGACACCACCACGATGAGCGGCGCCGAGTTCCATCGTTACGCCGGCACCGATCCGCAGAAATGGGCCGAGGGGTTTATCGCAGCGTACGACGAGGCGTTCCTTCGGGTAGACGACGACCCCCTGATAGATCGCGATGAGCGCATCGATTGGGCCGCAGCCTGGTTCCGCGACTACGCCGAGGTGTGCGTGGCCGAGGAGGTGGGGCGCGTCACCGCTCGCCTGATGCCGCAGCATGACGTACGCCACAAGGATTGAGTCCACAAAGGGATATTATCGGTCGGAACAACCGCAGCGCTAAGGTCTAGACCAATCGTCCGATTGGCGAGGCGGCGGAAAACCCACGAAGTAACGCGCCCAATGTGGCCAGATCCATTCAGAGCAGCATCACAGCCCCATGCCAGACAACGGCTTAGCGCCACCGAACATGCCGTGGCTGTGGCAGCCCAACAGCCCCCTGGGCCAGCCCAACGCGCTCGGGCCGCCGATGCTCAACTACGCCGCTCCACCGAACCCCACGAGCCAGGGCGCAGGCGTGGCAGCAGCGGGCCAGCAGGCGTGGCAGTGGCTACAAGACCAGCGCGCCGAGAGCGTGCGCCAGGGCCTGCTCGATCCCAACACCGGCCTGCCGACGCAGAAGGGCCTCGTGGAGGGCGCCAAGGCTACCGCTGAGGGCGTCATGATGGGCACCACAGCGCCGGGTGAGGCGCCTAACTTGTCGCCCGCTGAGCGGTTCCAGGACGCCTTCGACGCCGCGCATGCCAAGTCTGGTCTTGCTGATGTGAGTAACGTGCATTTCTTCGAGCACGGGCCGAATGAAGTGGAGATCAGTCACATTCAGGTTGACCCTGACAAGCGGGGCCAGGGTATTGGCAATACGCTGATGGGAACCGCCACGGACTTAGCAGATCAGCACGGCGTCACTCTGCACGCCTCGCCGGCATCCGATGCTGACGGCTCCGCTGGGCTAGATTACGAGGGGTTGCGTGACTGGTATCAGCGGTGGGGCTTCGATGAACGCGGTGGCGGCGACAGGCTAACCCGTAGCCCATCCACCGTAGCCCCGGGTGACGTGCCGCCGCCTGGCATCGTGGCCTATCACGGCAGCCCGCACAGCTTCGACCGGTTCGATAGCTCTAAGATCGGCACCGGCGAGGGTAATCAGGCATTCGGTTATGGATTGTATGCTGCCGATCAGGAAAGCACGGCGCAGAGCTACAAGGGCGGCGGCTATACCTTCCAAGGCAAGCGTCTTGATCCGGCCGCAAGCTGGTCGCCGGAAAGTGCCGCCGCTGGATGGTTTGAGCCACCTAAGCCCGGCGAGACTATGGGCGATATG